CGTGGAACACGCGAGCAGGTGATCGGCCAACTGGGAGCAGGCAATGAAGCACGAAGCGCGCAAGCTGTGGAAGTCCAGGCCAGGGGGCGTGCTGCTGGCGCAGATGTTGCGCGGGCAGCCGCTGACGCCCGACAGCAAGCAGCTGCTGAACAAACTCAAGCGGGTCGAGCCGGCGAGCAAGGGCAAAAGCGCGGCGAAGTAGGTGGAAAACTCGCCAGCGGCGAGGTAGTGCTTACCGCCAGCGGTCGTGAAACCACGCCATTCCCGAAGGTATCGCTCGATACCAATCGACGTGCGATCAAGACGCTGCGCACCGTCGACCAATGGATCATGCACAACGCGCTGGCCGAGGCCGAGGCACGCGGCGACGACTTCAATGCGAGGCAGTTTCGCGCGAATCAGGACAGGCCAAGCCAGTCCGACAAAGATAGCGCCGAGGAATACCTGTTCGGCGAAGCGCCAACAACCGCAAAAGAACCCCAAAGGTCACTGAGCGCCGCCGAGGAACTGGCGCAGGGCAATCTGTTTGCCGAACCAGCAAAGACTCCCTCTTGGGTCATCCAGAACAAGGAAACCGGAGAGGTAATCGCCGAGACATACGATCCGAAGAAGGTCGCTGCACTCAACAAGGAAAAGTACAAAGCCACTCCTATTTTGGAGTACCTGCAGAACCTGAATCGCAAGATCAAGGAAGAAGCGCCTACCACCGCGCCGGCTCAAGGGGTGAGCTACCCGAGCGTCGAGGACATCCACGCTGCGGCCGATGCGAAACACATCGCCTGGGATGGTGATGTGACCTTCGAGAAGATGACCGAGCAGGTCACGGGCAAGAAGCACCTCGATAGTTTGACCGGGGCCGAACGTCAGGCCGTGCTCGAGCGCGTGCAGAAGATGGCCGAGCGCCCATCCGCGCAGCAGATGGAGCAGCGGCACCAGCTGCAACTGCAAAAGCGCATCGGCGTGCTGCAATCACTGCTGAACTGCCTGGGAGCATGACATGAGCGACCGCGGGACGATGGACTGGGTTGCGGCCAAAATCGGCGACATCGAGCGCATTGTCAAAGAGACAGGCGACAAGCGGCTTGATGCGTTCACCGGGCTGCTCAGTTCGATCGAATCGAGCCTGGCCGATATCGTGGACAACATCGAGCGCGCTGGCGGGGCGGCGGCCATCGAGAAGATCGCCGAGGGCCTTCAACGCATGAAGTTGCCCGACGTGTCGTTCAACCCGACGATCGAGCGGCCGCAGGTCAACGTGTCGGCCACTTCGCCAGCCGTGAACGTGACCAACAAGGTCGAGCCGACACCGGTGCAAGTCAACTTTGAGGCCGTGATGCCGCCGATGCCCGATATGCCGGCGCCGATCATTCATGTGCTGGAGCGGGCCGACATAATGGGCGCGACCTGGGAGATCAGGATTCCCGGGCAGTACGGCGGGGCGGATCGGGTGATGACTTTGAAGCGGATCGCGTGAGGCGACTTTGGCCGACACCAAGTTCAGTGCCCTCGCCGCCGACAGCACGGTAGTCGCCACCGACGAGATCATCGTCTTGCAAGGCGGCGTGGCCAAGCGCCTCGCACTGAGCGTGCTGCTGGCCGGCACGGTAGTTGGCGGGCCCGTACCGGTGGGCGGCATCATTCAATGGTCGGGCACGATCGCAGCGATCCCGACGAACTGGAAACTGTGCGATGGCACCGCGAACTCTCCAGGGCCGGACTTGCGCGATCGGTTCATCGTTGGCGCCTCGGCAGATGATAGTGGACTGGCCAAGACCAACCTGACAGGTTCGCTCACGCAGTCAGGCGCAGCGGCGGTCAGTGCGCACAGCCTGGACACGAATGTCGCGGTCAGTACCCATACGCTGTCAACCGACGTCGAACTGAGCGCGCACAGCCTGTCGACAAACGTGGCGATCGGGGACCATACGCTGACGACTTCACAAGGTCGGACATCGAGCGCATCGACCCGAGCGTTCGTGACCACCACGACTCTGACGCACACCATCACGCAACCGGTGGTGCAGGCGCACGCGATCACGCAACCGGTGGTTGCCGCGCATTCGATCACGCAACCGGTGGTTGCCGCGCATACATCGAACTGGCCAGCGTACTTCGCACTTGCCTATATCCAAAGGATGGCATGAAACTCGACATCGGCTCAGACGCGGGGCGCTACAAGGACTTCACGACAGTCGACCTGTACGCGCCCGAGGCCGACATCAAGGCTGACGCAGGTGATCTGCCGTTCGATGACAACTCGGTCGAGGAAATCTGGGCCAGCCATGTGCTCGAGCACATTGAACCAGCGCGGGTGCAGGCCGTGCTCAAAGAGTGGTTGCGTGTTCTAGTCCCCGGTGCCGTAGCGAAGGTCGTGATCCCGGACCTGGACTACGCATGCCGCGCGTGGCTAGAGCGCAAGTCAGGCGCACAGAGCATGATCTACGGGATGTGCGACAGGCAAGGCCAGATGCACTACCTCGGATGGGGCGCGCTGGAGTTGCGTGATGAACTCGCGGTGGCTGGGTTTGAGGTGCTGACGGTGCAGAACTACCGGGAAAGCGCGCAGAGCAACCTGGGTGGCACCTACTGGCACGATATGGTTTGCATCTTTGCAGAAGTGAGAAAACCGCGATGAACAACGACATGCCGGACCTGAAGTTGACGCGCCCAGAACTGTTCGGCCCCGAGCACGACACAGTGCTCGTCGGATGTCCGACGTACTCTGGGCTTGCCGGATGTCTGGACGAGTACCTGGCTGCCTACGACGCATTCAACTGGTCGCGCCGATCACTCATGCTCGTGGACAACACCAACGACGGCGGCAAGTACGCCGCTTCGATCAAAGAGAAAGTGGAATCCAAACCGGGCCGAACGCTCAAACGCATCGAGCCGTCCAATGACTGGGAAGACACTTTCTGCAGGGCGTGGAACCTGCTGCTCACGCACGCGCTGTGGAATGGCTACACCTGGGTGCTCTCGCTAGAGCAGGACGTGATCTGCCCGCCGCTGACGCTGGACACACTGCTCAACGTGGCGTGCTATGTGCATGCACCGTTCTGCACACACACCTATCCATATCACGGTGGCAAGCCCGGGTTCTACCAAGGGTTGGGCTGCACGCTGATGAAAACCGAACTGCTGCAAGGAGCGCTCAACTACGCCTACAAGCGGATTCCCACTGTGGAGGGCTCGATCTACGACGTGGCCAAGCGCAACAGCCACGTGGTACTGCACCAGTTGCTGAAGATCGAGCACCGCGATGTCGATGGGCGGCACTGGCAGTTCGAGCAGACCACCAATGACGAAGTGGCGATCGGCATCGAGGGCTGACCAATGGCTGACCGCTATTTGCTCGAGGATGGCAGCGGCTTCTACCTGATGGAGGATGGCGTGAGCTACTACATCATGGAGGATGTCGCGGTCGTTGATCCCGATGAAGCGGCGACCATTCAACTCGGTGCGGTCACAGTGTTCGGTCTTGGTCAAGCACAAGTAACGCAGGTGACGTAGATGAGCACGCCCAAGAAAAACACCGCGTTCATCTTCTACATGGGCGTGGTGTCGCAGGCGGCCACCAAGACTCTGCAGGTCAATCCAACCATCGCGGCAGGTGACTTCAAGGTATCGACTGACGGCGGTGCGCTGGGCAACCTGACCACTCTGCCGACTGTCACGCCAGCCGGCGGCAAGATGGTGAAGGTGTCGCTGTCGGCCGGGGAAATGAACGGCGACAACATCACGGTGGTGTGCTCCGATGCCGCCGGTGCCGAATGGTGCGATGCGCTGGTGAACATCGCCACCAACGTGCGCGCGCTGGACGATCTGGCATTTCCGGCAACATCGGGCCGCTCTCTCGCAGTCGACACGTCAGGTCGCGCGCTGGCCGACGTCGACACCATCAAGACGAACCCCGTGGTCAATGCCGGCACCGTGACTTTCCCGACCGGCGCCACGTTGGCCAGTACCACTAACCTCACCGCCGGCACCATCGCCAACCTGACCAACCTGCCCGCGATCCCCGCCAACTGGCTGACCGCAACTGGCATCAACGCGGCCGCGCTCAACGGCAAGGGCGATTGGAACGTCGGGAAAACCGGGTACTCGCTCACGCAGGGTTTCCCGAGCAACTTCAGCAGTTTGTCGATCACTGCCGGCGGCCTGGTGGACGTCACGCAAACGGCAGCCGACAAGGCGTGGGCCACGACCACGCGGCGCCTGTCCGACGGCGCGAACATCGTGCTGGCCAAAGGCGTCGGCCTGACCGGGCTCACGGACCTGAGCGCCAGCGACGTCGAGGATGCGGTATGGGATGCCATGATGGCCGACCACATCACCGCAAACTCGACGGGCGCGAAGCTGAACAGCGCCGGCGCGGCGTCAGATCCCTGGTCGATCGATCTGCCCGGCGCCTACGCAGCTGGCAGCGCGGGCTACATCCTGGGCAACCAACTGGACGTCAACGTGGCAGCGGTCAATGGCGTCGCCGTGACCGGCGCCGGCACTGCGCTGAATCCATGGGGTCCGGTGTGAGCGCATGGGCCGCCGATTCATGGGGTGCATCTTGGTCTGGTGCTTGGGGGCCTATTGATGGTGCGCCAGCACCTGCTCCAGAGCAGACAATCGACACCAGCGGCGACGAGTTCACGAGTTTTCGGGATGACGAACTGATCGAGATCGGCGTCGCACTCGTGGCTTCGGGAATCCTGGAGGCGTAGGAATGTCGCTCACCACCTGCATCCAGAAAGCCGGCAAGGCGCTGCACCCTGAGGACAAGGCGGCGATCCTCGAGCGCTCGCGCGTGCTGCGCGGCGAGGGCAAGACGCTGGCCGAGGCGGCGCGCATCGCCGTCACCGAGCAAATGAGCGCCGTCCAGGCGCTACTGGGCGGACACCAGCAAGCGCAGGCCAAAGGTGCTGCACCGCCGGTCGATGGCATGCCGGCCGAACCTGCGCGGTGGCCAGGCGACGCGGAAAAGCCATTCGTCTATAGCTCTGGCATGTCCTCGCGCCCGGACTTCACACGAGCTCTGGCGGCCAACCATAGCATCGGCATCGACATCGGTGAAATGTCGGCCAACACGATCGCCGAGATCGGGCCTGCGCTGGCCAAGTCCACCGGCCACTTGTTCGTCGACAGCGGCGCCTTCTCCCTGTTTCGCGCGCAGCAGCGTGAGAACACCATCGGCGAGGTAGCCGGCATCGAGCACACCACGGGCGTGCAGGCGCTGGACTTCAAACGGATCTTCCAGCGCTACGACCAGTTGCAGAAGTCCATTGCAGAGGCCGACCCGAACGAGGAAACCGGCGCAGCGAATCGCGTGGCCTACGCTATGCCAGACGTGGTTGGCGACCAGAAGGCGTCGCTCGAGTTGCTGCGCCAGTTCAAGGAAAACGTGCAGGACTGGACCGACTTCGCAAGCAATGCCATCGTTCCTCTGCAAGGCGGCGCGCTGACGCTCACGCAGATGTATGACCAGGCAGCCAAGATCCTCGAGCGCGACATGCTCACGATCGGGATTCCGTCCAAAGTCGAGGCGGTGTCCAACGAGCAGTTCCAGCAGTTGATGAAGGACCGCGGCGATGTGATCACCGGCGTGCACCTGCTAGGCGCCGGGTCCACCAAGACGCTCGCCGGGCGCATGGATGCGCTGCAAGCGGCCAACTATGACGGCCCGGTCAGCGCCGACGCCAACCGGTTGCGCACCTTGTGGACACGCAAGAATGCACGCACCGAGGCGTTCGATCACCTGATGACGGTGCAAGGGCCGACGTTCGGATCGCTCCAGCCGGCTGTGGAAGCGGCCGCAGCGCCGCAAGCCGCAGCGCCCAAGAAGGACGCCCTGCGCTCGCAAGGCCAGAAGATGATCGAGCAGGGCCAGGCCGACCAAGGTCGTGACCGCCTGGCCAACACCGCCCGCCGAGCCCGCATGGCCAGCAGCGCCGAGGCCGGCGCGCGCGCCAACGAAGCGATGGGCAACACGCTGGTGAACCTGGCCGACGCGATCGAGCAGGGCCGCGCGCCGGCGCTCGAGGGCATCAGCACCAAGGCCCAGGTCGAGGCACTGAACTCCCGCTTGCAGACTGCGATGCAGGAATCCAACAAGGCCAAGAACCTGACCTACTCGCAGGAGCAATCGCAGCGCGGCCGCCCGGCTGACGCCGCCGACATCGCCCGAGCTCGCCTGCCCGTCATGGACTGGGGCAGCGCATCGGACCGCAACAAGCTGGCGGAACTGCTCAAGGGCAAGCGCGGGGCCAAGGAACTCGCCGACTCGATCCGCAGCGGCCGCGCGCCTACCCCGGAAATGCTGGCCGAACTCAAGACGCACCTGACCGAGCAGCAGATCGCCCCCGACTTCGGCTGGTGGAACATCGAGCGCGCCGCCCAGCTGGAGCGGCTGCGCCGCGCCGGCATCACGACCAACGAGCAGCTGCAAAAGGCGCTGGCTGAGTTCGTCGAGTTCCGCAAGGGCGTACAGGCAGAGGATCCGATCAAAGCAGCCGAGCGCGCCCTGGTGGGCCGCAAGGGCATCGGAATCGACTTCTTCCCGACACCCAAACCGGTTGCCGAGTCCATGGTGCGCTACGCCGGCATCAAGACGGGGGATCGCGTGCTCGAGCCCAGCGCCGGCACCGGAGCACTCGCCGACGTCGCCAAGGCCGCAGGGGCCAAGGTCGACACCCTGGAGATCAGCAGCGAGTTGCGCGACCTGCTCAAGCTCAAGGGCTACCCGATCATCGGCAACGACTTCATGGACATGAAGCCGCCGGCCGAGCTCTACGACTCGGTGATCCTGAACCCGCCTTTCAGCAACCGGGCCGATGCGGCGCACATCCAGCACGCCTACGACATGGTGAAGCCGGGCGGCAAGGTGGTGGCGCTGGCCGGCGAGGGCGTGTTCTTCGGGTCCGACAAGAAGGCGCAGGCGTTCCGCGAATGGCTGCTCGAGCACGGGGCGCACACGGAGAAGTTGCCCGCCAATTCGTTCATGGGCTCGCAGCAGCTGGCACAGACAGGGGCCAATGCGCGGTTGATTGTGATCGACAAGCCGGCGGTGGGTGTGCGCCAGTCAGAAGCCCCGTACACCCAGCCGTTCTACAGCGAACTCGCGCGCCATGTCGATCGCGTCGACATGAACGCCGCGCCAGCGGCCAGCTGGAAAGCATGGCTCAAGGGCCTGACGCAAAAGGGCGTGAAGCCAGACGAGATCGCGTGGACCGGCATCAACGAGTACCTGGACCTGCAGCAAGGCAAGGTGACCAAGACGCAGGTGCAGGAGTTCCTGAAGGCCAACGGGGTGCAGGTCAGTGAGAAGGTGCTGGGCACACGCAGCATCAACGACGCCATCCGTGAGGCAGCAGGTGATGCCGATGTGGTTACGCTGCTTGAGCGCACCAAGTTGCTCGAGGAACGCCGTGGTCGCAACACCACGCGAATCAACAACACGACGCAGAACCTGCTGAATACTGCGCGTCAGTGGAGCAAGACCGCCGACGGCGCGCTACCAGAAGGCGATGCTGGTCAGTTCCTACCATTCGAGACGGTGGACCGCGCGCGCAAGTTGCTGGAGATTCAGACCGAACCGAAGTACGGCCAATACACCCTACCCGGTGGCATCAACTACCGCGAGGTGCTGCTGACGCTGCCAGCCAAGATTGCGCCGGAAGATCGAGCGCTGGCCGACGCCAAGCACGCGCGCGCGGTGGAACTGCGGAAGGAATACAACGCACTGCTGCACGGCGGTTTGGGTGAAATGAATGGCGACGAAGCCGAACTTGGGCGGCGCCTGCGCAATCTTGAGACTCAGATCAGGATGCTTACCGAAGCGCGCGACAAGATTAATGAAGGTACTGGTTTCCAATCTGCCCACTGGTCAGAACCCAACATCCTCGCCAGCATCCGCCTAAACGATCGAGTGGACTCCGAGGGCAAGCGCGTTCTGTTCATCGAGGAAATCCAGAGCGACTGGGGGCAGGCCGGCAAGAAGGCCCGCGACTCCGAGGTGAAAAGCGTTGCCCGCGAGCGCGGCATCACCGAGACCGAGGCAAGCAAACTGGTTCCGGCAGATGCCGGGTTCCTCAAGAACGCGGATTCCACTGGCTGGAAGGCAACGGCGAATGTTGGCGACCCGGGGTGGTATCACGTCCGCACCGCAACCAACGAAGCGCTGGGCCAATACCGCGCCAACTCCGAGGCCGAAGCCATCGCGGCAGCTGCGCAAAACTTCGGCAGCGGCTCAGTGCCTCGCGCTCCCTTCGTTGGCAAGACCGACGCCTGGGTAGCCCTTGCCCTCAAGCGCGTGATCAAGATGGCCGCCGACGAGGGCTATGACCGGGTGGCGTTTGTGACGGGGGAGCAGAGCGCGGAGCGCTACAGCCTGCGCAAACAGGTGCGCAGCATCGAGTGGTCACCGTTCACCGTGTCCGGCGGCAACATGCCAGGCGGCACGCACGTCATCATCGACACGCCGGCCGGTTTGGCGCGCTTCAACGTAGGCGGCGATGGTGTGGTCAGCAGCGCTCCGAATCCCGGCATCCTGCGCGACCAGCAGATCGTCGGCAAGCGCCTGGACGACGTGGTGGGAAAAGCGGCGGCCGAGAAGATCATGGGTTCGTACCGCGGCAAGCTAGAAGGCGAGGGCCTGAACATCGGCGGCGAAGGAATGATCATCTTCTACGACAAGATCGTGCCCAGCGTGCTCAAGGACGTGCTGAAGAAGGTGGGTGGCGGGCAACTCGAATCCGTCGAGTTCGGCGACATGACGGCGCGTGCCAGAGAACCGTACATCGTGAGTGATGGACCAGGCTTTTTCGTCGAAGGTGGCGGCCCTCGTCTTGGCCCATTCTCCGTGAAAGAGCAGGCGCAGATCGCGCTGGACAAGTTGCTTGCCGAACGCAAGCGCATGACACAACCCGGCTTCGCCATCACAGATGCGATGCGCGAGAAAGCCGCGAGCGGCATGTCCCTGTTTAGCCGGCGCGAAGCCTACAATCCGAGCCAAGGTGAACTCTTTGCCGGATCCCGTGCCGAACCCACTGCCGCTGCCGCCGGACGCACCGCAGCTGGTCCCGCTGCAAGCCTGCGGGGGGATACAGGCGCCCTACCTCGTGTCCGCATCCAAGCCCTCGGCATCGCCGCCGACATCCAGCGCACAGGTTCAGCCGCCTTCGTCGGCCGCCAAGTAACGAGCGCCGACGACCTGGCCGCGATGGCCCAGGTCTACCGCGATCCGCGGTACGAGACTTTTCGGATGTTCTTCATGCGCGGCACGGAGGTCGTGCAGGCCACCGGCGTCAGCGCTCGGATGCCGGGATTCACGTCGATGGTCCCGGGCAACATGAACCCGGAGTCCTACATCGCGTTCATTGCGGCCGAGAAAGCCCGCCTCAATGCCGACGGCTACTACATCCTGCACAACCACCCGAGCGGCGACCCGACTCCGAGCCTGGTCGATCACAAGCTGACCGCCTACATCGCACAGAAGGTCAAAGGGCTGATCGCCCACGTCGTGATCGACACCAACCGCTATGCGGTGATCGAGTCAGACGGCACTGGACAATTCCCATCGGGTGCCATCATGGCGCGCGAGTTCGGCCGCGACACGCTGCTCGTTCCGTCCAGGCCATCGCCCGTGATCGGCATGAAGATCGAGAATCCGAAAGGTCTGGCGCAACTGGGCCTGACGTTCAAGCAACCCGGCTGGATCACGATCATCGGCACCAGCGCCAACAACAGCGTGCGCATGATCGCCGAGGCGCCGACGTCGATCCTGTCGCGGCCAAACGAGGTGCTGCTGGGCACGGCTCGTCGGCTGATGCGCCGCTCGGGTTCGTCGAACCTGTCGCTCATTGGGGATGCCGATGCGATCTCGCGCCCGGCGGTGAAGGAAGCGCTGCGGCAAGGCATCATCCGCGACGCCGTGGTCGGTGGCCAGACGGTCACGCAGGCCGAGCGGGGCCTTGGCGGACGCAGCGCCACGGACTACTTCTCGCCGCGGATGCAATCGCAGTTCGTGGCCGAACCGACCACCGTCTACGAGTCTCCTGACCCCTACGCTGTCGACCAACCGCCAGCGCCACCCGGCAAGCAGACCAAACTGGAACTGCGCTTCGACCCTGGCTGGTCGATGCCGCAAGGCACGCGGTTCGACAACTTCATCTACCGCTTTCAGGACAAGTACATCGACCTGAAGCGTGCGACCGCGGCGATCGAGGCCGATGGCAAGGCGATCGAGGACCGCGCCGACGCCTACCTGCAGGAGGAACTGTTCCACGGCCGGGCCGCAAAGCGCGTGCAGGACTTCGTGCAGCGCGAACTCGACCCGCTGCTGAAGGACATGGCAACCCGCAAGATGACGCAGGAGGAATTGAACAAGTTTCTGCTGGCGCGTCACGCCGAGGAAGCCAACAAGCTGATCTCCGAGCGCAACCCCGAGATCCCAGACGGTGGCTCTGGCATGAAAACAGCCGACGCCAAGGCGTACCTCGACGGTCTGACGCCAGAGCGCCGCGCTGACTTGAACGCGATGGCTGCACAGGTGGACTCGATCATCGGCAAGACGCGCGACATCTATGTGGACTACGGCCTGATCGACAAGGGCACGGTCGACGCCTGGGGCAAGATGTTCTCGGACTACGTGCCGCTGATGCGCGAGGGCAAGGATCTGCCGCAGATGGGCACCGGCACCGGGCAGGGTTTCTCGATCAAGGGCAAGGAAGTCAAGCACCGCACCGGCTCGACAGCTGAGGTGCAGAACATCATTGCCAACGTCGCGCGCCAGCGCGAGCGGGCCCTGGTGCGTGGTGAGAAAAACCGCGTCGCGGTGGCTATGGCGGCGCTGGCCAAACTCAACCCGAACCCCGACGTCTGGGAAGTCGGCAAGCCACCGCAGGAGCGCTACTACAACGAGGTAAGTGGGATGGTGGAGTCTCGCGTACCGCCGCAGTTCAAGAACCAGCCGAACGTGCTGGTGGCCAAGGTGACTGGAAAGGAAGGTGCCGTGCACGAGGTGGCCATCATCTTCAATGAGAAGAACGAGCGCGCGATGCGTCTGGCCGGTGCCCTGAAGAACCTGGACGCGACCGACCTGGAGGGCTGGATCGCCAATGCCTCGAAGGTCACTCGCTACATCGCCTCGATGGCGACCCAGTACAACGTCGTGTTCGGCGTGGTGAATCTCGTGCGCGACCAGCAGACCGCTGCGCTCAATCTTGGATCGACCCCACTGGCGGGGCATCGCATTGAACTGCTCAAGCAAGTCCTGCCGGCGCTGGCTGGTGTCTACCGGGACACGCGCGTGGAGCGCGCTGGCGGCGAGGCTTCGTCGGCATGGGCGAAGATTTACGAGGACTTCCAGAACGAGGGTGGCCAGACCGGCTACCGCGATCTCTACCGCACCACCGAGGACCGCGCCAAGGCTATCGAGAGTTCGCTGAATCCGCAAGGTTGGATGGATAGCCCGCTGGGCAAGGTGTTCACGATCGACGGCGCTTTGCGAGTCCCCATGGCTGGCGTGCAGAACTCCGCGCGCTGGATATTCAACTGGATCTCTGACTACAACTCGGCGATGGAGAACGGCACGCGCCTTGCAGCCTACAAGACGGCGCTCGATCACGGCATGAGCAAACAGCAGGCTGCCAGCCTGGCCAAAAACCTGACGGTCAACTTCAACCGCAAAGGGGCATCCTCGCGCGGCGCCGGGTCGCTATACGCTTTCTTCAACGCCAACATGCAGGGCATCGCGCGCGAGGGCGAATTGATGACGGAGCGCTCGCCAACTGGCGAGTATCGGTTCAGCAAGAGGGGCCTGAAGATCATCGCAGGTGGTGTTTCGTTGGGCGTGATCCAGGCACTGATGCTGGCTGCAGCCGGTTTTGGCGACGACGAGCCGCCGCAGTTCGTGCGCGAGCGCAACCTGATCATCCCGTGGGGCACGACCGGAAAGTACACCTCGATCCCGCTGCTGCTGGGTTTGAACGTATTACCCAACATCGGTCGCATCTTCACCGAGTGGGCGATGCACGGGTTCAAGGAGCCAACGAAGTACGCGCACCGGCTGATCAGCATCTTCGCCGATATGTTCAATCCGCTGGGCGGTGGTCCGATCACTTGGCAGACCTGGGCCCCATCCGCGCTGGACCCAGCTGTGGCCATCGCCACCAACACCGACTGGACCGGACGCAAGATCGCGCTCGAGTCGCGCAACCCGGCGCAGCCAGGCCACGAGCTCGCGCGCGACGTTGCCACCGGGCCCGCCCGCCTGATCGCCGAGGCCATCAACCGATTGACTGGTGGCACCAAGCACACCGCGGGCATCCTGAGCCCCACACCGGACCAGATCGACTATCTGTGGGGCCAGATCACCGGCGGCGTCGGGCGCGAACTCGCCAAGGCAGAGGAATCGATCAAGGCAGCCAAGACCGGTGAGGCCCTGCCAGCCTACAAGATCCCGCTGATCGGTCGCTTCTACGGCGACACCAAGGACTCATCGGCTGAGGCGAATCGTTTCTTCGAGAACGCAAACCGCATCAACGTTCACGAAACCGAACTGAAGGGGCTCGAGAAGGAAGCGCGCGAGGCAGCCAAGGCAGGTGACATGAAGCACCGCGACGAGGTGATTCAGGAGCGCGCGCAGTACCTGAAGGATCACCCGGATGCCTACCTGATCGATTTTGCCAAGCGGGTCGAGCGTGAGGTGTCTGACCTGCGCAAGGAGAAACGCCGGCTCGTGAAGGCAGACGCTCCGCGTGAGGACGTCAAGAAAATCGAGGACCGCATGAAAAGCACGATGCACCTACTCAACGAGGCGGTGGCCAAGCGGACCGATTGATGTGATCACGCTAGGAACAGCAGCCGTGCTGGTGGTCGTCTACGCCTTCATCATCATGGCGCCCGAGGAACTGGTGCAGGTGGTCGTCCTTGGGGCCTGGACTGCAGGGCTGGCATCTGTGCTCGCTGCTGTGTTGATCTCATAACCTCACTCGAATGACGAGACAGAACTCGAGCACGCAACTCGGCCCGATGGTGTTGACCTGATAGACACTGCGGCCCTTTGGATCGTGGTAGCAGCCGGCCAGGGATCCGCAGCCGATCCTGCGGTACCCGTTGGCTCTCTTGCTCAAGCGCTTGGCGAGTTCGACGGCCTGCTTGTCTCGGTGGCAGGCCATCCACTTGAGTTCGGGCTTGTCGGTCACAGTGGCGTGCCGGGCGGATCGCCGCCGATGCCTTTGCCACGCTCCGGGAACGGCCACGCCGCGCCGGGTGAGAGTTTGAGTTCCGGCGGCCACTCCTGGGCATCCAGCCGCGCAGCCTCGCGTGCGATGCGCTGCGCGAGGTCGGCCATCGCACCGGCGCCGGGCCTTTCCTTGTCCTCGGCAACCGCTTGCTCGACCAGCAGGTGCAGCCCGCTGCGGATCGACTCGTTGACTTCGGAGCGCCTGGCGGGCCTGCCCTCGGCGTACCACTCGGTGCTCACCGGATCGGCCAACTCGAACAGGATGCCGCCGCCAGGAGGCGACCAGATTTTCGGTTTGCCTCGCACAGTCCAGATGCACACCGCGCCCGGGTTGCGAGGGATGCCCATACCAGCTGGCGGCTTCACTTCCTCGGGCATGTTAGCGTCGCGCCGGTGAGCCCGCGGCCGCGTCAGGAACGGGCACGCGGTGACCGCGAAGCGCAGGCAATCCAGGTGCGACGGCGGCTCGGAGATCGTGCGCGTGATCGAGCACATCGGCCCGATGCAGAACGACTTGTACTGGCCCAGCGGCTGGCCGCACATCCAGCAACGCTCGTGGCGCACGGCGCCCGGCAGTTTCTCGGCGTCCATGATCCGGTGGTCCGGCTTGCCGTCGACCCATGCCACAAAATGCGGTACGGGATATCCGCGTTCATCGACCGGCAAGCTGCGCATGCGGTCCGGCAGCGGCGGCAAGCCGGCGCGAAGTTCGTTCGTCATCACCTTCTCCTGCGGCCCGGAACTCTGGCGCGCAACACGCTTGCCAGCCGGGCCCTGTCAATGATCCTGGTGCAAACGCGGCAGGTCTTGCGGCGCAGGCCACCGATCTGCCGAACGCTCGTGCCCTTGCGCGGCACGAGAAGTCCGCACTGACCGCACCGCGTCTGCATAAAGGAATCAGGAAATCGTTGTGAAGTCTGGTGGAGCGACGTAATACTTGTCGAGCATCACGAGCGCTTGACGCATCACGTTGCGCAGATCGCGCTTGCCCCAGAACGTGACGGCGCTGCTGTCGTCGTCCCCTGGCTTATGGATGAATGGACCTTTGGTCAGCATGTTGCCGCCGCTAGGAAGCGGTGTTGTGACTGGCAGTTCAAGATAGAAGCGCAAGCCGGTGAACACTTGCCCGTCGACCGTTTTGCTGACGATCTCGATGCGGTCAGTCATTTCTTCGGCGTAAACATTGACTCTCATTTTCAACCTCTCTCAGATGCAACTGCCCATCACCAGCGGCGTGCCGCCGATCCCCTCGCGCACGCGCGCGATGAGCGCGAGCGAGGCGGCCTGGTGCACGAGGTCCGGGCGGATCAGTTCGTACCAGAACGTCACGGCCCCTTGGTTGACCCGATAGCGCAGGCGAGCTCGCACCGGGTAGGCCGGGGTTTTCTGTTCCGGCTTCGGGGTGCTCCAGAACACCGGCACGCCGATGGTGAAGCGCTCGAACACCGACATGGCTTCGATCGTGGCGGTATCGTCGCTGGCCACAAACTCGAGCTTGATGCCGCCGCTTTGCAGGCGCATGGCGCTCTTGATGCGCTGGTCCTGCCGAGCCTCGAACTCGGTGGCCATCTTCATCATCTGCAAACTGCTGGGCGAGCCGTCCAGGGCAATGACATCCTGCTCGTTCTGCTCGATGAACTCGGCAAACGCTGTCTGGCCCTTGACTTGTTTGTTGTGCTGGTTCCAGGTGATCCACTCGGCGCTTTGGCGCGGCTGGAACTTGGCTTGGTGCGAGCGCCATCCCGGCACGCTGGCACCGTGCTCGTCGAACACGGCTGTGAAGTGCAGCACGCTCTTGGTCGGGTCAAACTCGCACCACACCATGCTGTGCGGTTTGGCGTTGCGCACGACGTAGGCGACGAATGATTCGTCGTCGCCCATCGTGGCGGTTGCGTGAGTGCGCCGCGGGTTGGACAGCAACGATTCGCTGTCGATCACTGCCAGCGTCCAGTTCTTCGGCAATGCGACATGCGTGCGCGCAGCTTGCTCGGTCACCGTACTGTCGGTGCCCATCACCTGCGGCTTGGGCAGTTCGGCGGCCAAGGTTTCGGCGATGTTCTTGCTCGGGATTTCGGTCTTGATCGTGGTGGGGTCGGCCATGGTGGTGCTTCTATTCAGAGTGTGATTGGGGTGTGCTTAGACGCTCATGACTTCAGGATGCTGGCGCCGGCGGCGCGCGCGTGCGACAGGATCATCTTGGCGAGTTCGACCGCATCGTCTGCGTCCAGCCCGAACCAGTTGACCTGTTGCTTGAACTCGATGATCACGCGGCCTTTGCGTCCGTCGTGGCCGTTCTCGTGCGTGACCTTCAGATCGACGGACTTGTTGTGGGGTCGGGCGTTGTTGACCATCGTGCGCTCAGACTTCCAGAACGAACGGTTTGGTGCAGCCGGCGGCGCGCGCGTGTTTGATCAAGACAGCGGCCATGGCCAACGCATCGTCGCCCGCCAGCCCGAACCAAGTGACCGGCTTCGGAAAGCGCACGACCACGCGCCCGTTCTCGATGCCGATGCCCATCGGTAGGGCGCCGGCATCGTTCTCGTTCATGCGCCCCCGCGGATACTCGCCGAACACCTTGGCCATCGCCTCGCGCATTTGGCGCGAACGCTCGTCGTCTTGGCTGCTATGGCTCACGGCGCCACCCCAGTAATCTCGCCGGTGCTCTGGTCGATGTGCTGCACGACCTTGCCCGAGTTCGGCACCGGCTGCAGGTCGAGGTTGCGCTGGTTGGGGTTCTGCAGCTGCAAGTTCCCCTCGACGGTGGGCCACATCAGGTCGGCGTCGGGTGCCGCCTCGGGCGCCTTGTTTGTGCACTTGGCCGAGATCGCCAGCGCGCCGCCGGTTTTCTTCAGGTCGAGAGTGATCGTGAGCTTGCCGGCCTTGCCAGTCTCGTCGACTCCGCGCACGGACTCGGCCAACTTGTCGGCGCACTCGTCAAGGAAAGCGCCGCCTTGCAGCATGCGCAGGGTGTCGAAGATGGGTTTGACGCTCATGGCGTTCCTTTCGGTGGTGTAGGGGTCTTGGTCTTGGCGCGCGCCGCCTCGGCCGCTTCGGTGCGCTGGGCTTGGCCCATCTGGTACGGCATCCAAGTGGCCACGCGGTACTCGACGCTCGAATGGCTGTCGCCTTCCTGGTGGTCGCGCAGGGCCACGCCATTCTCGACAGAGGCATAGCCCATGTGGTTGATCACCTGGAGGTGGACCAGCGACGGGTCGGCGGATGGCACCACGTAGATCACCGTGGCATCGAACGCCTGTTTGTTGTCTAGCACGCCGACGTGGCCGGAGCTCCAGTACCAAACCTTGCGACCGATGGTGGGGACGATGCTGCTCATGGTGCTCCTACGGATGTTGGGAAAGCGTTGTGCTCGACGCCATCGAGCAGGCGGCCGGCTGCGGCCTTGCCGGCGCGTTTTACTGGCCACAGCGCTTCGATCGCGTCGCCGTTCATGCGCTGCCCTACCACCAAGCGTGTGCCGGCCAGGCCATCCCAATTCGGCGGCGGTGAGCCAGGGCGATTGGCGGCCGGGTTCTTCTCGCTGTCTACCGGGCCCCACTCACCCCACTGCTTGAAGTGAAACGGCACTCCGGCCTTGCCACATTGGTCGCGCAGCGAGCGGGCCCAAGCCGGGTGCATCGGGCGCGCCTGGCGGCCGCTCTCGCCGCCACAGATCACCCAGTCGATATGCGACGAGCAGCGCAGCGCGTCCCACTTGCCACCAGGCACGATTGGCATGCTCAACATCAAGTCCACCGGCCCCAGCATCGGCTCGATCGACAGGAATCGCACCGGCGCCGGCAACTCCAACAACTTCGGAATGTCGCGGTCTGCTTCCTCTTGATTCACCACCGTGATGCCGAGCCACGCATTGGATGGCCAATGCCCGCGCAGCCACGGCTCGTGCACCATGCGCTTGACGTTGCCGATGCGCTTGGTCAGTAGCAGCCAGTCGAGCGCCGGTGTCTTGTGGATCAGCGACCAGAGCGACGCCCGCTCGTCGACCACGGCCGGGTGGTTGTCGAACACGTCGGCCATGCTGGCGCAGAACACGCGCTCGCGGACGCCCGCCTTCGCTGCTCGCTTGTTCCAGCCCAACGGCTCGTTCCAATGTCGCGGCTTGTTGTCGAACACGAGGCGCGCGCCGCCCTCGGCGACCGAGCCCCAGAGTTTGACCTTCGGCTCGAACCTGCCGGCCAGCGTGCGCGCGTAGCAGTGGTCGCAGCCTGGCGACACTTCATCGCAGCCCCACCAGGGTGAAAAGGTGTGGTCAGTCCACGAAATGGTGGTTCGCTCACCCATGGGTCGCTCCGATGAATCGTCCATCCGCGCCGCGCGGCCTTGAATCGTTCTGACCTGGCCGTTTCTTGCCGAGCCAGCTGGGGGGGCGCCACTCGCCGCGCTCGATGCTGCGATGGCGCTGGCATTTAGTGCACACCGGCTCGACATCACCATGATGCACCGCCGCGTAACCCAGGTGGTGGTCGTACTCATGACGCCGCTCGCCAGGGATCCAGACGTGCCGGCAATCAGTGCACGGCAGCGTGTTTGGATGCGGCCGACGGCCAGTACGCACCTCGACATTGATGCGCTGGCGCGCCTGCACCTTGTCGCCATCACGTGGTGGATTCGGTGCAGGGCCGCGTCGCATGGTTCAGAACGGGAAAAAGGCTTCGACCTTGCGCACGGCTTGCAGGATTAGCAGGACGTGTGACCCGTTGGCGCCAGCGTACAGGCCGCGGCCATCGTATTCAGGCACCTGGATGTCCCACGTTTTGATCGCGCTCCAGATCGCCTCGAACAGCGGGTCGGCCTGGTCGGTCGGCGTTGGGTTCGGGTAGGCCGGGCGCGCCTCGAGCGGCGCTAGGGCCTGCATCGCAGGCGACAGCTGGCGATAGTCAGATGCCGCAGCGACAGGTGGCGAAACCACTCCACCGATGGCGGGCACCCCGGCGGACACCTGCGCTGCGGCAACTCGTGAGGCTTCCTCGGCTTTCAGCCGCTCCTGTTCGGTGGCGATGCGCTCGAGGCGCGCCTTGTCCTCGGCGATGCGCACGGTGATCGTCGCGGCCAGATCCTCGGGAGACTTCAGCACTAGCGCGGCGCGATCGGGGAATAGTGTCGGCGAGCGCAGTGTAAAGATCGCCTCGTTGATCGTCTTGATGTTGACGTCGATCTTGTCGGCCACCTCGCTCGCGCCGATCTTCAAGCGCGCGAGCTCGGTGTCGATCGCGTTGCGTACGCTGTCCAGGGTCTTGAGGCCCTTGATCACGATCCCGAAGTTGAACGGCATGTTGGGCATGAAGTTGCCGCCCAGCCGCTTGTTGAGGGTCTGGGTGTGGGCCGCGAACGCAGTGGCGCCGCGCTTCACCTCATCCTCGCGGATCTGCAGCTTGCGCTGGGCCACGAGCTTTTCGCTGGCCAGCCGGGTCGAGCGGGCGAGCTCTTTGAAGTCCGCGACCATCCGGCGCATGGTTTCGACGTCGGCCATGCTGGCCAATGCCGAATCCTCGGCCGCGCCAAGCCGATCCTCGGCTTCCTTCAGGCGTTTGCAGGCGGCTTCTGTGTCTGCGAACTCCTGGTCCGTGCTGGGCTTCTTGGGGATGCGCTCGATGAATGCCCGCAGCGCCACGCCAAACGGCGCCAGGTTCGATGCAACGGTCAGGGCGCCCTGCAGCTGTACCGACACCACCGGCAGGCTCTCCTGGGGCGCGGCAACGGCCGCCGGAGCCGCTTCCGGCTGGACGTAGGCGGCCAGATCCTGCTCGAACTGCGCCCAGCCCCGCTCGATCCGGTCGAACCACTTGGCGTCTGGCTTGACCGGGGTGTAGACGGTGCGCTCGGGTGTTCCGTCGGACACCGTGAAAAGCACGTACTTGGCCCCGGTGACCAGCAGGATCTGCTGGCACTGCGGCATGTGTTCGTCGGGCACGATCCCCCGGACAGACTTGGCCAACTCCGGGTTCCACTGCTTGCACTCCCAGGCGATGTCGCCGGCCAGGGTCAGGCCATCGCACGAGGCCGACAGTTTGGTGCCCTGCTTGGAGCACACGACGCTGTAGAGATCCTCGCCTATCACTTCCTCGATGTGCGACCGAATCCGTCCCTCGACCCGGTGGCCCTCGTCCAGCACGCGAGCCTGCAGCCAGTCGCTGTGTTCCTTGGCTAGGCCGGTGTGCTTTTCCTTGAGCAGCGCCGAGCGGCTGGTGTGGCTCGACAGCCCAAGCATCGCGGCCGCCTCGCTGGCTCCGAAGTGGCGCGCGCGGAACTCGAACCATGCCGCGGTACCCTGCTGGATGTCGTGGATGACGACGGTCATGCTTGCTTCCCCTCTGCTGCCACGATGGCGTCGACGAACGGATCGTCGAGCGGTTGCGATCCAGCTTGACGGGCTGGGTCCGATACTTTCAGCGCTTCAATCGCGGCCGTCTGCGCTGGCGTCAGCGCCCCCTTTGACCGCGCGAGCGCCAGGATGTCGGCGGGGGTTTTCAGGCCCTGCTCGACCGCTTTGGCCCAGCGGGCGAACTGAGGGGCGAACTTGTCGTCGGGCCAGGTGGGCGCTGCCGGTGGTGGTGGAGGTGTCGGCGTCACTGCGCCGCCGGGCCCGAGGTCGAAGTCGAACGTCTGCTTGCCTTCCATTTCCTCGGCAGTGGGTTCGGCCCCGATCGCATCGGGGAACGCCTTGCGCAGCGCCTGTGCTTCGGCGCACTTGGCCAGCTGCCCATAGGGGCGCTTCTTCCACATCGCATTGGGGGCGCTGGACTTGCGGCTCTTGGTGGCGTAGTTCTCGGTCCAGCGCTCCAGCGCGGTCCAACCCACGTGCTTGCCATCGACCAAGCGATAGACCGTCACCTTGCACCATTCGGGGTACGTGATGCTCACGCCGTCGAGCGTGTCGGTCTTGTCAGGCCCATAGATCGGCTCATCCTGGCCGGCATACTGGCCGGTGCGCGCCGCCTTCGTGCGATGCAGGCCGACGCCCTGCATCACGACGTCGCGCGTTTCCATGATGTCCCACCCGTCGTTGTCCTTGCGGCCGGTGGACACCGGCATGGGAACGATGTGCACCGGCTTGTCCATCGGGTCGAGCCCGGCGGCCATGCAGTAGGCCAGCACCATGCCCACGCTTTCAGGCTTGGCGCCCGGGTACAGACTGTTCGTCAGCACGCTGATCGCCTGCTCGCGCGGCATGGCGAAGATCGGGTACTCGCGCTGCACCAGCGCGTTTTCGGTTGGTGCGTTCACTTTGATCCTCGTTGCTGTAGAAGTTTTTGCAGGAACTCGGCTTCGCGCCGCTCGGAACGTGGGGGCTTGCGCTGGTGAAGCAACCCGATGGCAACACGCCCAGTCCAATAGACGACGCGCGTTGGCCGAAGCACGACGTAGCCCGGCGTTGCGGTGGTCGGGATGCGGTGGGCCGGATCGGCGCGTTGGATCATGACTTGACCTCGTGCCACAGCCTCATCACTCCGATGGGCCTGTAATCCTCGGTGGGCGGCTCCACTGTTTCCGGCATGCTCACGGACAGGCCAGCTTGCGCGGCGTGGAGCAGCGCACTCAACTTGCCAAGCATCGTGATCTCGAACTCCAGGCGCTTGCGGTCCGGGTGTTCCTCACCCATCTTGAGCAGCACGGCGTTGAGTGCGCCCTTCAACTGACTGTCGGTGTTCGTCACCATGAAGTGGTCTTTCGCTTCGGCGAAAGCCTTGCGCAACATCTGCTCGGTGTTCCGTTCGTCGCCGATCGCGCTTTCGCAGGATGCGCTCACCAGTCCAATTTCAAGGGTGTCTCTCATTCACTCACCGATTGAAGTAAGCACACGATCACGGCGGCGAGCGTTGTCACCGCAAAGAGGATTGCCCAGGTGAGCATGGTCATCAGGCGTCGATCGCGCGCCCTGCCGTCCGGGTCCGGTCGAATCATGGCTTGCTCCAATGTGCGACGGTTGCGGCATTGATGCGAGAATCACGCCGAGGGAGAAGGACGCAACGGCCACAAGGGCGCAGTCCGATGGCCTCATACGCGGCCCGCCAGCATGTCGGCGTGGAAAACCTTGCATTCGTCCATCAGGCCGTCCAGCAGCATCGCGCCCTTGTCGTCATCGTCGCCAGCGATGTCGGTGGCATCAAGCGTCAGACCCAAGGTGGACACGACACCGGCGTAGAAGGCCCGGCGCATCGCAAAACGCTGACCGATTCCAGCGCCGGCCGGAATGCATCGCCGCTCGAACTCACTCCACTCGTCGGCAATGGACTTCATGTGCTTGCTCACCGGCTCACCTCGCGCCTGACTCGGCGCATCGCGCACCTGTAACTGCACCTGCGCTCGAGCATGATCTGTCGGATGCGCTGGTGCACCGCTGGATCACTGCGCATCGCCTTGACTCGTTTGCCTCGCATGGGCCGGATTCTGCACCAGTCTTTGCGTATGTGCAAACTTTCTTCTGCATCTTGTGCAAAGAATTTTCGCGGGTGTAAACTCCGCGGCCTATGAACACAGACCGCGCAGTTGAGTTGGCCGGCGGCCGACAGGAGCTCGCCGACTTGCTCGGAGTCCACTGGTTGTCGACCTATCGCTGGAAGCCAGACCTGCCGCCGATGCGCGAGTACCAACTGCGGTTCCTGCGGCCAGGCTGGTTCAAGCCGATTGGCGGG